AGATGTGAGTAAGATTATGTACAATGAGGAAGAGGTAAATACTTATTACGTTTATGTAACGTTGCGTAATTTGTATTTATCTAACTTCCATAAGGCAGGTAATAAAACTATCTATATAGATGACTTGTCTAAAGATGTAAATGAGATGTATTCAGCTAGTAGGAGTGTTAATGACGAGAAGGAGCATTTCGATAGAGTAATAGATAAGATTGAATCTATTGTAGATAAATGGTATTGGTACGATAAGAAGGTATTCAACATCCATTTTTACGATAAGATGTCAATGAGAAAGATAGCTAGGGAAACTAAAATAAGTTTAAGTTCAATATTCAATACTTTAAGTAATGGCAAAAAGAAAATCAAGGAAGGTGCAATCCAAGAGTATAAAAAGTACCGAGACTCAAAAGACTAAAGCAACTGGGATTGGTGATACTGTTGAAGCTGTATTCGAAGCTACTGGTATTAGCAAGGTAGCTAAGTTTGTGTTAGGTGAGGACTGTGGTTGCTCCGATAGGCGTGAGGTTCTCAATAAGATGTTTCCTTACCAGAAGCCTAACTGTTTAACTGAGGATGAGTATAAGTATTTAACCGATTACTTTTCCAATAGAGTAAGTAAAGTATCAGGCAAAAAACAAGAAGAGCTGGTAGCTATATATAATAGAGTCTTTAATGATAAGGCAAAAACAACTGGGTGTAGTAGCTGTTTCCTTAACAACATCCATAAAAAACTAGAACGAGTATATAAAGAATATGAAGAGCCTAATACGAAATAGTAAGCAAGTTAGTCAGTCTATAGATTTTACTGGGGTTGAGAATAACAAAATACATCCTACTGATATTGACTTTGTATTGGAGTTTGATAATGAGATATTAATTCTAGGGGAGGTTAAAAAGAAAGGCAATAAGTTGCCGATAGGTCAAAGGCTAGTGTTGGAGCGGATGGTCGATAGGTGGGGTAGTAAGGGAATTGCCTTAAAAGTAATCCACTCCCATCGAGATGACAATACTGATATACCTCTTAAAGATTGTTTTGTAGAAGCATACTATCTTGAGGGAAACTGGAAATTACTAGATAATCCGTATAGTTTAATAGACTTTGTAAATGGATTAGGAAGCAAATGGAATAACAATAAATGTAGATTTTAATGAGTGATAGTTTAAGAAAGTGGGTAGAGATGCAGGAAGATGGATGGACTGCCGATTCAACAGGATATAATCATTTACCTAAAGACCCAATAGTAGAAAGCGTAATTCAAAATATGAGAGCTAGAAGTAGAGATGGTATAACTAAATATGGAACTACTCTTTATGATTCTCCAGATGGATTCTACAAATTCCTTAACCATCTACAAGAGGAGCTTATGGATGCTACCTTGTATATAGAAAAACTGAAACAACAGAAATGAAAGAAGTAAAACTAATTAAGATGCAGAATGACCTAAAGCTAACACAAAAGGCATTAGCAGTTGCATTATATAGAATAGAAAAAATAGAAGAACAATTAAAACCAAAAGAAGATGCCACTATTAAAACCGAAGAAGTACGAGACAAATAAAGATTTTATCCGTAGATGTATGGGGAACGCTAAGATGGGGGAAGAGTATTCCGATAGAGAACAACGCTACGCAGTTTGTCAAACAATTTGGAAGGATAACTTCACTCCAAAAAAATAATTAGAGTTATTCTAGTTTATTAACATTTTATTATATACATTTGTTTCAAACAATAGATATATAGTATGAAGGTAATTAAGCTACTATTTAGGTTTCCCCAACTTATCCTTGTTTTTTTCCTACTTGGATTACTCTTTATATTTGAGAGTATTGTTACGGTATTAACCAGTCCATTTATATTTGTATTACAAGGAATCGAATGGGCAATTAAACAATTATTAACACTAATAAATTACAATTATGGGGAAAACAAAAGAAATGTTTGAGAAACTAAACCACGAAGATTCAGCAGTAGAATTCTACAGCAGACTAACTTTACTAAAGGAGATGCAAGAAGAACTTGTAGACCCTAAAGTACCAGAGACAGTAAAGCGTATAATCATTAAAACTATCTTAGCATAATGGAAAATACAATAACAACATTAGATGGGGTGTTTTGGGATAAGCAAGAAATACTATCCCAGATGGTTGACGACAAGTTTTACTACAATTATCTTGGGCAAAATGCTTTATCTAGTTCAGCTTGTAAGAAACTACTTGAATCGCCACTTGCCTATAAGAATAGTTTAGGTGGGAATTCTAGCAATAACAATCAAGCTCTAAGAGATGGATGGCTATTCCATTGTAAGATATTAGAACCTGAGAAGTATAACGAACTGCATTTTGTAGACGTACAAAGCAAAAATTCTAAGGCTTATAAGTTAGCTGTTGAGGAATATGGTCAGGCATTTACTGAGAAAGAGAAATACAACGCTGAACAGATGGCGAGTGTTTTCCTTAGCAATTCAAAGACAGCTCACTATCTTAGTGGAACTCGTAGCGAAGTACCTGCTGTAGGTGAGATTGATGGGTTGCCATTTAGAGCTAAGGCTGATATATTAGGAGGTAGCTTTATTGTAGATTTAAAGACTACTGGGAAGGGAGGTCTCCAGAAATTTAAGTGGAGTGCTGATAATTTCGGTTATGATGTTCAATGTTATATTTACTGTGAGTTGTTTGATATAAGTTATAAGGACTTCTTATTTGCCGTAATTGAAAAGGAAACCCATTTGATGGGGTTGTTTGAATGTAGTAAGGAATTCTATGAGAGAGGTCGTTATAAGACTGAGGAAGCAATTCAAATATATAGAGACTTCTTCCTAGAGAAGAAAAAACCAGTAGAAGAATTTTATTTATATGACGTACTCTAGTAAAGAAGAATGTTATACGGATGTTTATACCTCTTTGTCTTTAGGCATATTAGATGAGTATGAGATTAGACACCTACTGGATTATTACAAAGATATGGAACACTATGAATGTTGTCAGGGTATTGTAGAAGCATACGCTGACTTTAAAGGTAAAAAACAAATACAATGATAAAATCAATAGAAGAAATAAAAAGAGTAAAAGAAATAGCTAATACTGTGGTAAGTGAGTATTATGGTTTAGATATAGAAGAAGATACAAGGAAGAGAGAGTATGTAACTGCAAGGTCTATATACTTTAAGCTACTAAGAGAGAATACCAGAATTTCATTTGAAAGTATTGGCAGAGACCTTAATAGAGACCACTCAACTGTTTTGCACAGTCTTAAGCAGTTGGATGGGTATTTAAAGTTTGACGCTTCCCTTAGAATGGATTACATAAGGATGAGCAATCAGTTAAATCTTAAAATGGAATCAGAGGCAAATGGAGATGTAGAAGATAAATATCAGGAATTACTTAAGAAATATAATGAATTAAACATTATAAAAGATAGTTTAATTTCTACAAATATAATGCTGACTAATAAATTAGAAAAATTAACCGAACATTCAATAGTTTAATATGGAAGAAGAGAAAGATAAACCAAAGAAAGTAGATGGTAGGAGAAACAATGGGGCTGTCAAAGGTGTTTATAGAGGGCAAGGGAGACCTCCTAAGATTAAAGAAAAAGAAACCAATGCACTCACACTCAAGGCATTAAGAAAGGCTTTTGGTAGTGAGGAGAAGGCTTGGATTCATATTGCCAAGAAAGCCTCTGAAGGGAACTTCAACTACACTAAGATGTTATGGGAATATCGTTATGGTAAGCCTAAAGAACAACAAGATATAAATGTAAATACTAATGTGAATATCCCAGTTGTGGATTTCGCTAAACCTAAAACAATAGATGTTGACCACCAAGAAATCAAAAAAGGAACTCAGGATAACTGATAGTAGTGAATTCCCAGATGACTTTTGGAATTACTTTGTAAATCCGATACTAGGGTATTATTATAACCACGAAGTAAATAAAAATAAAGTTGACCGATAGTAATTATATAGGATGTTATGGGGAAACCTTGTTCTTTGCAGAATGTATAAAGAGAGGGTTTTCGGTTAGTAAGCCATTATTGGATTCAAGTCCCTATGATTGCATAGTCGATACCCATAGTAAATTATATAAGGTACAAATAAAGTCAACTGGTAAAGCCCCAGCAGAGGGAGAAAGTAACATCAAAACTCCTATTCAAAATAACAAACAAGAATACCTAACCTCATTAGTAGATTACTTTGCAGTTTATTCTACTTATTACAATGGGTTCTTTATATTTAAGAATACTGGAGATTTACAATCTATTCGGTTTAGTCTTAGTGGCAAATGGAAGGATTGTTTTAACAATTATAAATTCGATACAGATGGAGAATAAAGAAGGAGTGCTATTCCACCACCTAATACAAGGAGACTATCTGCCTTGTTATAGTCCAGAATATTTAACTGAGAATGATTTATGGGGAACAAAATAGATTTAAACCCTAAGTATCAAACGCTATTCAATAGTGATAGCAGATACTTTGTAATAACAGGAGGTAGAGGTTCTGGTAAATCATTTGCCGTAAACACATTCTTAGTACTTCTAACGTATGAACAGAATACAAAGACACTATTTACTCGTTATACAATGAGTAGTGCCTCTATGAGTATTATCCCTGAGTTTATGGAGAAGATAGAACTGATGGGGGTAGCTGAATTCTTTACCATCACAAAGACTGAGATTACCAACAAGCTAACCAATAGTTCCATATACTTTAGTGGGATTAAAACTGCAAGTGGAGACCAGACTGCAAAGCTGAAATCAATTCAAGGGGTAAATACTTTTGTATTGGATGAGGCTGA